ATGGGCACTGCACTCCCGGGTGGCGGCTTCATAGAGCCGATCGTGGCGCCGAACGTTGTCAGTGCGGTTTACCTCGACGGCATTACGCAAAGTCCGGCAACCTATAGCGTCGACCCGCAAACCGGACCGGTCACATTCGCAACGCCTCCGAGCAGTGGACTGACCATCACCGTCGACTATAGCTATTACTTTCGCTGCCGGTTCGTCGACGACAGCTACGCCTTCGAGAATTTTATGTTTCAATTGTGGCAGCTCAAGAAGCTCACCTTTATCTCGGTGCGGTCGTGAAGCCAGCTTCCGCTGCCCTGACCGCGCTGCTCTACGGCAGCGAGCAGTTTATCATGGCTGACCTCTATACCTTCACCTTGGTCGGCGGATCAATTCTGCGGTATTCGGCAGCGCCGACTGCGCTTATTGTCAACGGTCAGACTTTTGCATCGGGCCCCAAATTCGAGCGCTCGAAGACGAAGGTCGTCATCGGTGTCCAAGTCGACGAGCTCGATATAAATGTTTATCCCGAACCAACCGACTTGATCGGCGATTTACCGTTTTTGGAGGCGGCCTGGCAAGGTCAGCTCGACGGCGCGCTGCTGCAGCTCGAAAGGGCCTTTATGCCGGCCTACGGCGATACCAGTCTGGGAACGGTGGTACTGTTCTCCGGGCGGATTTCCGACATCGATTGCAGCCGTACCGGCATCGACATGAAATGCCGTTCACATCTCGAATTGCTCAATATCCAGATGCCACGGCGGCTGTGGCAGGCCTCCTGCACGCACATTTTTGGTGGGCCAATGTGCCAGTTCAACCGTGCCAGCCTCGCCGTGACGTTTTCCGCCGGCGCCGGCTCGACGCAGACCGTCATCACCGGCGCGCCGAGCTCGACAACGCCGTTCGGCCTCGGGACGATCACTGGGACCACCGGAGCCAATGCGGGATACAGCCGTACAGTCGCCGGGTTCGTCAGCGGCGGCACGGTCACGGTCAAGCTTGCCTTTCTTTCACCGGTCGCAAATGGTGACGAATTCCAACTGCTGCCCGGCTGCGATCGCACGATTGCGACCTGCACAAATGTGTTCAACAACGCCGTGCATTTTGGCGGCTTCCCTATATCCCGACCCCGGAGACCGCGGTCTAATGACCGACGACCTCAAGATTTCCCACCCGCGCTGCCCTCAACCGCCACGACCGCCGTGGCCGCCTTGGCCTCTCCCGTGCCGTTGTCCGCGCTCTGACAGAGCGTTTGCGCCGGATCTGCTCGATGTTGTCGCGGTCTATGACAACCCGCTGCACTGGGTCTCCCGCTACACCAATCTCCTGCAGTTCGAGGACAATATGATCGAGGCCGGAGTTCGACTGACCACAGCCGAAACCGCCCACGGCCAGAAGCCGTTCGATTTAGCCGACCGTGCCAGCGTAAGGCGGGTCAGACTACGGGCAAATTCGATCTGCTGGCGCAAGGAAAACTTGGCTCGGATCGGGGTCGCCGCGATCCCGGGCGCACAATACGTCGCGGTTGTCGATGGCGATATGCTGTTCCACGACCCACTTTGGGTCGAGCAGGTATTGCACGGCTTGCAGATCCATCGAATCGTGCAGATCTCGAGCGACACATCTGGCTCGGCCCCAGGAGCGAGCTCGTCGGCACGGGCAAGAGCTTTATGCATTGGTACCTAACTAGCCGCCGAGCCCACGTGCAAGACCAATATTGGCATAAGGACGGCCCAGTCGAGATGCTCGACTGGGGCTATCCGAGCGGTGCTTGGGGATACCGGCGCGAGGCTTTTGAGGCGATGGGCGGACTCCTAGACGTCTGCCTCTTGAGCGCCGCCGATTATCACATGGCCACGGGCCACTTGGATCTCACAGATCTGCTTCTCACCGACAACGACTACACGCCGCAATACCGCGCGGCGCTGAAGGCGTGGAAAGATCGGGCGCGTGCGGCGATTGTCGAGGATATTGGGCTCGTCCCGGGCATCGTGTACCACCTCTGGCACGGGCCGCTGCAGTCGCGGCGCTACAGCACGCGCGAGCACATATTGATCCGCAACCGCTACGATCCGAATACCGATATCGTGCGGCGCCGGGACGGGCTGATCGAACTCGCCGGCAACAAGCCGAAACTGCGCGACGACATCCTCGCCTATTTCTCCGACCGCGACGAAGATTCGATGGATCTGTGAGACGTGGCTCAGGCGACCTTCATACGATCGATTTTTGCGGTTGAGCAGCGATGACTGATTTGCGGCGCACTGCTGTCATTGTGAAAGCCCGACCTCTGGCCGATCCCCGGCGACTTGCGGTGATCGAGGAGGCCCGAGGATGGTTGCGCACACCCTACCATCATATGGCACGCGTCAAGGGCGCTGGTGCCGATTGTCTGACATTGCTCGCCGAGGTCTACGAGCGAGCCGGAGTCATTGCACATGTCGAAGTGCCGTTTTACCCGCCGGATTGGAACCTGCATCGCGACGCCGAGCGCTATCTCAACGGCGTCACACAGTATGCCCGCGAGGTTCCCGCCGGCGATAACAATATCCTGGCACAGCCGGGTGACATCGCGGTGTTCAAATTCGGCCGATGTTTTGCCCACGGCGCAATTGTCGTTGAATGGCCGCGTCTGATCCATGCCTGGCACAATGCCGGGGTCGTCTATGCGGAAGCGACGCAAGGTCAGCTCGCGGGGCGGCCGGTGCGGATCTTCAACCCGTTCTGAGCAACCACCTAGGGCGTACCGATGGGCGGCATCCTCGGAGGGCGCACCAACGCCAAGCAGCAGAAGGCCGTCGGATCGCTGCAGTTCCAGAGCTCGCAGCAAGGCGGCGTCATTCCACTCGTCTATGGCACGACGCGGCTGTCCGGCAACCTCCTCGACTATGACGACTTCAAGGCGACACCGGCGTCGAAGACCGGCGGCAAAGGCAAGGGCGGCGGTGGCGGCAAGGGGGGCGGGCAACAGTACACTTATTCAGCTTCGTTCATTATGGGACTGTGCCAGGGACCGATCACCGGCATCGGTACTGTCTGGTGGGATAAGAATATAGCGAGCTTGGCGGGCTTGTCCGGCCTGTCTTCGATCAATCTCGGCTCCGACGGCGAGGCAGCTGACCCCTTTTGGGTAACGACCCACCCGGCCAAGACGCTCAGCTATTCCGGGACGGCAAACTTCGCCTGCGCCAACTACCAACTCGGCAATACCGCGACCCTCCCGAATTTCTCGGTTGAAATCGAGGGTATCGAAGCGGGGTCTGGCGTCAACGGCTTCGACGCAAACCCGGCAGCGGTAGTCGCCGATTTTCTAACCAACACACGCTACGGCGCCGGGTTCCCGAGCGTCAACCTCGACCCGGCGATGCCCACGCTCGACGCGACCTCCTATCAAAGTTATTGCTTCGCTGCCGGCCTCTTCGTGTCGCCGATGCTCGACACCCAGCAGCCAGCACAACAATGTCTGGCCGATATTGCCAAGCTAACCAACAGTGCGATCGTCTGGTCCAACGGCCTACTTAAGATTATCCCCTATGGAGACCAACCGCTGACTGCTTCATACCAGCTCGTGAAGATCGCTGGCAGCGTGACGACCACCGGCGGCGATAGCATCAGTCTCGTTTTCAGTAGTCCCGGGTTGGCAGGCTCACCGATCACGGTGAGCTATACGACGACCGGCCAAGAGCAGACCTACGCGGCCGTCGGGGCCGGATTGGCGCAGGCAATGCTCAGCACTGCTGCGCTAGCGACATTTGGCCTCTGGGCTGGGGTCAGCCCGGACGGCCTGACAATTGCGATGCTGAACGCCAGCGCGCAAGTGACTTCCGTCACCGCCAGCGGATCGGGTGGCGTGACTATCGCACTCGGCAGCACGGTTGGCCCTTATACCTACTCGCCGAACACGACGCCGATCTACAGCCTCGGAGAGGACGATTTCATCGTTCAGGAATCGAGCGTCGGAATCAATATCGGCGCTAGCCCAGGCGGCGCGGCCTTGCGGGCGGGCGCAACCCCGGTCACCGGCGGTTTCACCGATGATCCGGTGCATATCGTGCGCTCGACCCCGGCCGACGCCAACAACCACATTCAGCTGCAGTGCAAGGACCGGGGCAATAGCTACAATTCGCACATCGTAGAGACCTTCGACCAATCCGCCGCCGATCTTTATGGTATCCGGCGCGACACCTCGCTAAAGGCCGACATGATTGTCGACCCTTACTTGACCGGTACGGTGGTCGCTCAGCTGGGGTTGCAGCGTTCGCTGCTGTTCCGCAATACCTATACCTTCAAGCTTGGCTGGAGATATTGTCTGCTCGAGCCGATGGACCTCGTCCAAATCAGCGATGCGAGGCTTGGCGTCTCTGCCTTGTCAGTGCGCATCACTGCCGTCGAGGAGGACAACGAAGGAACTTTGACGATCACTGCCGAGGATTTCTTTGGCGGCTACTCGACTGCCGTATTGTACAGCAGACAGAGCACCTCCGGGTATATGCCGAATTGGGCTACAGGCCCCGGTGACCTCAACATGCCGCTGATCTTTGAGCCGCCGGCCGCATTGTTGTCGGGCGATCTCGAGATTTGGGTGGCGCTGTCGGGCGGCTTGAACTGGGGCGGCGCCCAGGTGTGGATCTCGAGCGACGGGAGCTCCTATGCCTATGCCGGAGTGATCCCGGGTCCGGCGACACAAGGGGGCCTGACCGCTGCCTTGCCTAGCTATGGCGGGAGCGAGCCGGATACGATCAACACGCTTTCTGTCGACTTGACGGAGAGCCACGGCGAGTTGCTTTCGGTCTCGGCCGGTGATGCAGCAAATCTCGTTACGCTGTGCTATGTCGGGGGCGAGCTATTGGCATACCAAACCGCAACCCTCACGACTGCCTACCATTACAGCGTAGCGACACTGTATCGTGGCGCTTATGGCAGCACGATTGGCAGCCATTTGCCGGGTGCACAATTCGCCAGACTAGATCAGGCGATCGGTCGATTTCCGTATCCTTCAACCCTCATCGGCCAGTCCATCTTCCTGAAGTTTCCGTCCGCCAACATCGTCGGCGGCGGGGCGCAGAGTCTCGCTTCAGTGCCCGCCTATACATATACGGTCACCGGGTCCGGGAAGGCGTCGGTCGCGACGACGGTCAGTGGTTCCTCCGCCGGCTCCCTGACGGCCAATCTCGTTATCCAGCGCTATGTTTTTGCCGGCACCGTTATGTTCCCGGCCGGGCTGACCGGCAGCCAAGGGACAGCCGGCGTTGCCGCTACAGCGACGGCGACGTACCACATCACGAAGAACGGCGCGAACGTCGGAACGATGGTCTTTGGGGCCGGTACGACCATTGCGACCTTCAGCATGACTTCCGCGACGGCTTTTATGGCGGGCGACATTTTGACGGTGGTCGCGCCGGCAGTGCCGGACGCGACATTAGCCAACCTCGCCTGGGCTCTTGTCGGATCGCAGTGACCGAACCAATCTTTCGGAATTACTCACCAACAGGCAACGAGAGGCACCTTTGAAACTTGAATCGTGGCACAGCAGCGAAGACAAGCGTCGCTGGAAGATCGTCCGTACCGACAACTACGCCGACGTCCCCGGTGAGATCGTCACCGCCGACGAGACCACCGGCGAGTGCAGCCTGCATGTCGGCGGCGAGACCAAGACGCTGAGCTTCGGTCCGGGCGGAATCAGGATCGTCGGGCGGGCAAGATGATCGACGACAAGCGACTATGGCCGAGGTTCAGTCCGGAAATCAATTTCGGGCATCTGCTGCAGGCCGCCGTCATCTTGGTGACCATCGGCGGCGGAGCGCTTACAAGCTATTTGAGCCTCCGCTCGGATATCCAACAGGTTCGGTCTGATCTCACGGTCAAAGTCAGCGAACATGAGGTACGACTCGCCACAATGGAGCACGCAAGCGAAGATCAGCGCAAAGAGGTGC